ATGCCAAAAGATAAAATCAATCCAGACCACTACAAAAACAAATCAATCGAAACAATCGAGGCAATCAAATCACAGATGACCGAGGCCGAGTTTATCGGATACTTAAAAGGTAACATCATGAAGTACATTGCGAGAATGGGTATCAAGATCCCAACACTTGAAGGTGCAAGAACTGATGTCGGTAAAGCTCATTGGTACATTGAGTATCTTTTAAAAACCTTAACGGATCTAATTAAGAAACATAACAAAGATCCAAATAGAGATCTGACTGATGAGGAAATGGATGAGCTACTCAATCCAGGTAAGATTGTTAAATTTAAAAAAGGGAAGGACCAGGACAATGACACTAATAAATAATGTTGTGATAAGACCACCTAAGTTATTACCAAGAGAGATTAAGTTAATGGAAATAAAAAATCTCGAAAATAAAATAGCTAAGATGCAAGAACGAGTTGATGTCTTGAAATTAGAAATAAACTACGAACCAAAGAAGAATGTATCTAGGATCTGGATGAAGGATATTATGGAGGCTGTGTGCGATCACTCAAACTTTACACCGGATCAACTTATATCTCAAAGAAAGTACAAAGAACTATCTAATACTAGATCTCTGTATTTTAATTTGTGCTTAGATCTAACTAAACATGGTGTTACTCACATTGCGAGAACTTGTGGAGACAGAGATCACACGACAGTCTGCCATCATCAAAGATTAAAGGTCAAGAATATTGGCTGCTGGTCGATGAGTACCGATGAAGGATTGGCTCTGTGGTCCGACTACAACAAGATAAAAAACAAACTGCTAAGTAACATCCAGCATGGCAACAACTCCGAAGAGTAAGAAGGATAAAGTAGTCTACGGGACCGGCAGAACACCTGGGCATTTCTGTGTCATTCCACAACGAGCTGTGGCTGATATTAGATTTAAGACTTACCCCAGAACTTTCATGGTTCTTTGTGCTTTGGGTAATTATACCTCAAGGCAAGGTGTCTGTTGGCCCAACCAAATCACTATTGCTAAGGTCTTAGGGATTAAGTCTCAGAGTACAGTCAGTAAACATATTCGTAAACTGATTGAGATGGGATATATTAAATATGCTAAGAAACATCCTGGGCTGAAGGGTAACAAATACTTCATGGTCTTTGATCCAGATGTCAGCGAGGAGGATGCCAAAGCAACAGCTACAGACCTTGATAGAACCTACGAAGAGAAACCAGAAATACCTAAAGGACCTAAGACAAGCGACAAGACTAAGTATTCACTCAGAAGGAATACTAAGACAGAGGAAAAGCCTACTGTAAAAGAGGGGAGTAAGGTAGATATTCACTACAATGAATATGTAGATATTCACTCAGAAGGACTACATAACAACAAACTTAACAATGATATATTCCTTAAAGGTAAGTATGTAATGAATGAGTTTAGAAGATTAACCGAAGAGATATTCGGTCAACATTTACAATACAATCAGAAACAACTAGAGATTGTACAGTCATGGATTAAAGATAAAGGATTAGATCCAGATAAAGCTATAAAGAAGATTAAGGATGTACTGATCTGGAGAAGGAATAACCATAAGGATAGTCCTAAAAGCATTGTATTCTTTGAACACGCATTCTTTAAGAGACCAGCTCCCATTGATAGAGCTGAAGAGATACAGAGAATGATTAAGAAGATTTCTAACAGCAAGAGGATAAGGTAATTTATAAATAGTAAACGAACCTTTACACTTTATAACCAGGAAGAAAGAGAACAAATGTGGGGTAAAAAAAAGGGCACCCCTTCCCCCCCGGGGTGCGTATACTATATAGGGGGGGATCGCACAATTTTTTTGCAGAATTTTTATTAATCGTTTATAGTGAAAACAATTCGGAAACATAAAAGAAAGGAAATATAAATATGTCTAACGGACCAACACACAGCAACAGAACTTTTAAGCTCATGAGAACTACAACTCTCTCAGAGGGTGAGTATATAATTGAGACTTGGGAAGGTTCTAATTATGATAAAGAAACCAAGCAGCGATCATCGGTGCCTGGAGCTTTGGATATTAAGATCTACAATAAAGATACTTCCAAAGAATATAACAAAGGAGATGCAGTTATCTTTTTCAGAGTGTTTGAGAATGATAAATCTGGACAAGGGAATATCCCATCTTATCAGAAATCGGCAGCAGCCAAGAATGATGAGCCAGTTAATCTAGCAGCAGAGAGAGCAGATCAACTTGATGACGAAATCCCCTTCTAGTAAAAAAAGGATAGTTAAACCTCCTTTGGATCGTTTCGGTGGTATCCGAGTGGTTCAGAGGAGGATTAAGAAGTCCGAGGTTATTGAACACAACAAAGAGAATGTTGCTCAAGAATTAATAGATCTTGCGACTGTAAGTATCGATGACATTGTCTATTGGGATGACCAGGGCAATGTTGGAGTTAAAGATCCTAAGAATATTCCAAGAGCAGCAATTAAGGCTATTAAAAAAATTAAAGTTACTCCGACAAAGGCTGGGCCTCAGTTAGAAGTTGAGATGCATGACAAGGTATCTGTATTAAGAACTCTAGCTAAAGCATCTGGTTTATTAGAGCAGCAAGAAGATACAGACAGACCTTCAGTCGTGGGTATTGTAATGCAAGGACCAGAACCAACAATAATAGACGCAGAGGAGGTAGAAGATGTCGAACAGAAAAATAACACCAAAGGAAGTGGATCGGATCCAGGTAGTGATGTTGAAAAAGAAAATGAGTGATAAGGAATGTGCAAACATTGTTGGTCGTTCAGTTAGTGATTGGAAAGCAATAGTCATGAAAAAAAAAATTGAAGATCCAGGTCGTATTGAAAGTATGATTAATAGATTAGAAAAGTATGAACGAGGATGAGTTAAAAAAAGAAATTGAAAGACACAAGAGGTTTATTAAGAAACAAGAATTAATAATTGATGCTTTGGAAACAGAGATCACTATTAAAGACTACGAAATAAAAAAACTAAAAGAAGGGAAAAAAAAGAATGATTAAAAATTTTAAAGACATTGTAATTCTATTAATAACAAGTGGTGTCTTAATACTTCTTGGTGTAATTATCATAGGAGATTATTGGGTAGCACTAGAAGAAAACAGACCAGTAGATGAGAGTGTAATAACATTGATGAAGATGTCTGTTACGGGATTGATAGGTGTTATTGGTGGTTACATTGGTGGAAGTAAATGAGTGATGCAATTACAAATCTTAAATTAGATTTCTCTACCTCTGCCACAGTCTGGAAATTTTTAAAAGATAAAAGTTTTGTTAGAGGATTGATGGGGCCAGTAGGTTCCGGCAAATCTTATGCTTGTGCAGCAGAGATTATGTTAAAGGCTGTGAGCCAGGTGCAAAGTCCGAGGGATGGGATCAAGTATTCTAGGTTTGTAGTTGTGCGTAATTCTTATCCCGAACTTCGGACAACTACTATAAAAACATGGCAAGAGTTATTTCCAGAAAACATTTGGGGACCATTTAGATGGAGCCCACCATTAACGCATCATATTAAATTACCACCTAGAGACGGAGCTCCTGGTATTGATTGTGAAGTTATCTTCTTAGCTCTTGATCAACCCAAAGATGTTAGGAAGTTATTATCAATGGAACTTACTGGTGCGTGGGTTAACGAGGCCAGAGAATTACCTAAAGCAGTTATTGATGGATTAACACACAGAGTTGGAAGGTATCCTACATTATCGGATGGTGGAGCTAAACCCTGGAGAGGGATCATTATGGATACGAACCCAATGGATGATGATCATTGGTGGTACAACTTATCTGAAAAAGAAAAGATGTCTGGTCAGTACGCATGGAAGTTTTATAAACAGCCAGGTGCAGTATTAGAATACACAAAAGAAGATCTACCAGAAAATCCAGAGGCTAACGGATTTATTTATAGTGCTAAGAAATGGTGGATGGCAAATCCAAAAGCAGAAAATAAAAAAAATTTACCGACTGGATACTATGAACAAACATTACTCGGAAAGAATTTAGATTGGATAAGATGTTATGCCCAGGGCCTTTATACTTATGTGCAAGAAGGTAAACCTATTATTAGTGAGTACGATGACAACATCATGTCTACAGAAACAATAGAGCCAGATCCTAGTGTACCAATTCAAGTTGGTGTTGACTTTGGTTTTACCCCGGCAGCAATCTTTGGACAAAGACTTCCTAATGGAAGGTGGGTAGTATTACATGAGCTTGTAACTTTTGATATGGGACTAGAAAGATTTGGATCTATGTTAAAATCAGAACTAGCTAGTAGGTTTCCAAAGTTTGAAGTATTAGTTTGGGGAGATCCAGCCGGGCAAAAGAGAGATGAGATTTATGAAGTAACTGCATTTGATCATTTAAGATCTATAGGTCTAACTGCTAGACCAACTGCAACAAATGATTTTAAAGTAAGACGAGAGGCCGGTGCAATGCCAATGAACAGATTAATTGAAGGTAAGCCTGGTCTATTAATTAATCAAAAATGTAAAAGACTTCGTAAAGCATTAAGTGGAGGTTATCATTTTAAAAGAGTACAAATTTCTGGAGCTGAACGATATAGAGATCAACCAAACAAGAATGAACATTCCCATGTCGGTGATGCTTATATGTACTTGCTTTTAGGTGGTGGAGAGCATAGAGCTCTAACTAGAGGAACT